GTCAGGATAATGCGCCTTCATGCGCTCGAGCAGACCGCGATTGATCTTCATAAAGCCCGTGACGAGCAAATCAGCGACCGCCAGCCCTGTTCCTGCGTCGCGCTCTTTAGATATTCGCGACGCGAAGGCGATCGGGTAACCCATCCGGCTTGGATAGACGCCGCCGACGCAATCGACGGGATGCTGAAGAACGCGCAAGAGCGCGCCATGCCGCCAGTTCACGTCAGCGTCAACGAAAAACAGCGTGTCAGCATCGGACGCCAGAAAGCGCGCCGCGATCACATCGCGAACATCGTCGATCAGCGCACCGCCATCGACGCTCATGACGTTTACAGTCCATCCCGCTTGGTTGAGAAGCGGCAGTTCGGAAACCAGCGAGCGGCAAGTGCCGCTGACCCAATTGCCGGAATGCGACGGGACGGAGATCAGAACGCGAGGCATGAACTCTCCATATGAAAGACCGCCGAGCAACCAGCCCGGCGGCTTATTTCAATTACGGTGCGACGATATACTCGACGACGACGAAGCCTTCGCCCGCCGTCGCCGCTGTTCCCGTCTGGACATGCGTGACGATGATCTCGGATTCGCTCGTCGAATATAGATCGTTCGACGTGGCCATTTCATCGGCCTCGATGCGCCCAGCCGCAGTCGTTGAAATGCCGGTCGCAAAGCCGTTGGTGTCGCCGCTCGTGCCGATATCGACCGAATTTGTCGAGCCGGCATTGAATGCCGTCGTCACGACAGCCCAAACGTCAGTGACGATCGCCTTCGGCGGGAGCTTGCCGACACTTACCGCAGCCGTCGCCCCGTCAAGATAGCTGATCGGCGCCGTGAGATGCTGCACGACATCATAGCCCATGTCGCGCGCAGGAGTGGTGCGAGCAGTCATTGCCCGTTCCTTTCATTTCATGAATGGGAGAACGGGGCGACTGAAACGCCGCCCCATAGGATCACAGCGCTTAGGCGTCGGCCGCCGCGTAGACGAACATCGAGAGCATGCCCCACTGCTTCAGATCAGCGTTGGCGTCTTTCTTGAACATCTTGGAGACGCCGTAAGCGCCCTCGATGCCAACGCCCTTAATGAAGCCATAGTCGTCTTCCTTGCGCTCGGTCGGCATGAACATCTGCCCCCAAGCCATCACCGCCGTCTGCTGGCCGCAGAAGAAAACCGGCTCCGCAGTCGTCCCAAGCAGGGCGGCCGCGCTCCACTTGTCCTCTACTAGAGTCGTGATCTCCGGCACTTGGCGGACGATCACGCCATCATACAGCAAGTCGCCGTCCTGGAAGAGCGGGTTCCGGTTGATAGCGTCGCCTTCACGCGGGCGGCCGTCCTGATTGATCGTCGCAAGCGACAATTTCAGGTCTCGGAACGCGCGCGTGCCGGCGAAGGCGACGAAGTGCTCATAGCCGTCCTTCGTCTTGAACGGACGAATTCTCGGGTTGGCGTTCATCGCGCGGCGCTTGGCCAGCGACAGGTTCGTATAGGTGAGCTTGTCGTTGGTCGAATCCAGCGTCGCTAGCGCCGTCGCATAGACGCCTGACGAGAAGTTGGACACAGCCGCTCCAAACAGGATGCGGTCCTCATTGTCCGCCATCCAGGCATTGCGCTGACCAACGGTCGTGTTTTCGAACAACAGGCCGTTGACGCGCTGTCCCTCGTCGGAGCCAAGGTTGGCGGGGGCCGACTCTGAAGGAAGCGCCATCAACGCTTCGATCAGCTCATCGCGCTGGAGTTCCTTGCCCCAATCGGTCAGAAGCGGCTTGGCGACGCCGAATGCAAGACCGGCGTCCTTGTGGCGCTCCGCCTTATTCATGGTGACGGCGTGGCGCGACCAGTCCAGCCAAACGCGCATGCCGTAGTTGTCGATCTTCTCTTCGTTGCCGACGAGCGTGCCGACGCCCTTGCCGGTTCCGTTGAGCCGCGTGACGAGCGGGATGTTCATCTGCTCGCCGCCGTTCTTCAACTCAGAACGGATGCGGATGATCGCGTTCAGGTCCTCTCCCATGTAGGGAGAGAACATATTCTCGCGGATGAATTCACGGTTGATCTGCCGAGTGAATTCAATAAGTTTGTTATTGGAGTCGACGGTCGTCATGGCCATTGCCAGATTCCTTTCCTATGGCCGAGACGAAAGCCTCAGGCCGTTATTTTCCAACCGCGTGGCGGAAAATCGCGTCGCTGGTCATGTCCGCCGAAGCGGCATTGCCAGACGCGCCAGTTTGTCGATTGAGCGAAGGAGGGAGTTTCACGACTGGGGCAGGAGCCTGCTGAGATGGCTGCTGAGGCGCCGGCCCTGCGCCGAACTGCGCCAAGAACGCGGCGCGGTCGCTTTCCGGCATCGCCGCCAATTGGCGTTTCAGAACACGTGTCGGGTCAGATTGATCCAACGCATGCTCATGCCACTTGACGATCTCGCCAAACGGGTCGGCTGATTTCTTGAGAGCGGCGAGCGCCGCGTCACGATCAATCTTGCCTTCCACGATAGCGCTGTTCAGCGCGTCATACGCCGCTTGCACAGTCTCTCGCCCATGCGTTTGCTCGGCGCGAAAGCGCGAGAACTCTTCGCGCTGCGCCTCAAGCTGCTTTTGCAACTCAGACGTTCGCGTTTCGACTTGCTTGGCGAGATAAGTGTCTGGGTCTTCGAACAGAGCCGCCACAGGGTCTACCGGCTCGGCCGGCTGGGCTGTAACGGTTGGGTGCGGCTGCTGCTGGCGCTGCAAGAGCGTCATCAACTGCCGGTTCTGTTCAATGACCTCGCGGAATCTGTCATAGGGGACCGGCCCTGGCGTCCTGTCAGCGACAGGCGCAGGAGCAGTCTCCGGTTTAGGCTCTTCAGCAGGCGCAGCCGCTTCAACCGCAGGCGCTTCCTCCGTTGGCGTTTCGGCTTCTTCCTGTTGCTTCGCCGCAAAACGACCGTGTTCGTCGCGCGTCTGGCCTTTCGGCTCTTCTGCGGACGGTTCAGGCGTCTTTTCGACAGGGGTATCCGCGACAGCGGACGCAAACAGTTCGTCTGACGACGGCATTGCCGCCGCGCCTTCATCTCCTTCGATCATTTGTCACCTTATTTGCGCGTGTCGTGCGCTCACGGATTGCCGCAATATCGCTGCGGCGTGCGAGAATTTGCGCCTGTATCGTCTGGCGCTTACGAAGCCTTTTGCATCGGCTGAGCGGCGCGCGTCTGCAACGCTTGTCGCTTCAAAGCCACTTCCTGCGCCATCTTCTGCGGCGCAAGCTGAATTTCCTGAAGTGTCTTTGCGGTCTGCGCTTCCTTCAGATAGGCCGCCGCATGAAGGTCGTGCGTCCGCGCGGCGGTCTCGCCTGCCTGTATCTGCATCTCAATCGGGGATTGAGTTTCGCCCTGCATAGGCTGACCGGCATCTTGCACAGCCTTGAACGCCTGCGCCTGCTTCAACTGCGCGCTGGCCTGAAGCTCTTGGACTTTGGCCTGCAATTCCTGCAACTGTAGCGCCATCGTCTCTTGCGCGCCGGGCGGTGGTTGTTGAGCCTGAGAGATCATCCCAACGAGCTTTTGTTTCAAGCTGTCCTGTAGGGGCAGAAGCTCAATCATGACTTGCGGCGGGATTTGCTGGCCCTGCGCCGCCGCCGTCTGGAGCACTTCAAGCGCGTCCGCCTGCATGTTGACCTGATCCGGGCCTTCGTCGATGCGGATATCAACGTCAAGCGAGCCGATCTGGTTGACCATCTGCTGCATGCCGGTCATGGGATCGACCTGAGCGCCGTTGACCTGGATAATCTGCTCTTCGCCAAATGCATCGGTGACGCGAATCCAGCGCTCAGCGGTCCAATATTGGCGGATGGCGTTCCACACCGCGCGGTAGACGCGGATTTTCCAGTTCCGATAGCCGATCAGAAACGGGCCAAGTTCAGCAAGCCCAGCCTGTTGCATCAACGCAATAGCGCGGCCGCTCTTTTGTTCGACTCCTTGGCCGACTAGCGCCGGGTTAGGTCCAAAGTTCTCAAGCTCAGCGCGCGACGCCTCACGCATTTCCGTTAGCGCGCGAAGATCAGCCAACGCCCGCGCGTCGTCCGTCTCGAATTTTAAGCCAGGGGTAGTTAGAACGACGCCGTCCGCGCGCGCGATCTCCCGGCGCGCTTTCTCGATGTCGTTAACCGCTCCCTCTTCCGCAAAAATTCGCCGCGCCGAGATCAGCCATAGCATTTTGCTGTTGCGCTGGTTGATCTCGTCTACCAGCGACTTCATATTGCGCAGGAATGAGTAGCTGTCCCCGTCCTGATCGACGAAGGCGCGCCACATTACGAATCGGCAAACCCCGCGCTTCTTCTCGTCAAACAGGAACGTCTCGCCCTGATCGAACAGCACATTGCCGCAGTAGACCGAATAAAGCCAGGTGTCGCCGCTGCGATACCAATGCTCGACGACGAAAATCTGCTTGAGGTCGAAGTTCACCCATTTGTTGTTGCGGTCGTTGTCGAGGATGAATTCCGCGCCTTGGCCGGAAATAAGCCGGTCGATTTCATCCTTGGCGTCAGGCCACAGCCTGATAGCGTCTGCCCGATCGATCCACTTCGCCACGCCCATATAGCGCGCGTCGCTGAAATCTAGCTTGTATGATCGCGGGTCATAGAAGAACGTGTCAGACGCGACGCTAGCGAGCGAAACATCGTAATCGCCATCGGCGCCGCTGTCCCCAGTCTCCAGACCTAACTCAAGACCGCCGACCGCCGCCGTCGCCACGTCGAGCGTCACAGTCGGGGAGATAGCGTCCCATTCCTGCTGCTCGAACACGAAACGCAAGGAGGCGGTGCAAAGCTCTGCGCCTTGGCCTTCCTTCGACGTCCTCGGATAGGCTTTCGGGTCTTGCCTTAGACGCTCAACGAGGCCAACAAAGCCATTCATCTTGCGGGCGAAAAGCGGCGTTGTGGACGGCGGCTGGCCCCGGCGCTTCAACTCTTCAAGCTGAGTGCTTGTCCAATGCGAGGCGTGATAATACAGCCTGCCTTGGCGCTGCTCGCGCTGCTCAGCCGCCTTCGACTCGCGAAAACTTTCAAAATCCTCGCGCAATTCCTCTTGATCGCGATAGGCGGGTTTTCTCTGCGCTGTCGCCATCAAATCACGCCCATATCCCCATGAGATTTACGGTCAGCGCGGCGGTATTCGTCTGGCTTTTTCGACGCATCCGGCCCAGGAGCGCGCGCCCCGCCGACCATCTTGTCCAGCAATTGCCCAACGAGCCCGAGCGCGTCTACTTGGTCGTCATGAACGCCGGCAGGAAAGCGCAATAATTCAGACACGAATTCTGATCGCCATGTCGCGTTAGCTGCGACCCGCAAGCCGCGCAGCGCCATGCGACCGCGTATTGACTGCGCTCTGACGGCTTTGTCGCCTCGCGTTGGGAATTGCTCTCTGGCGCAGAATGCGCGACGCTCGCGGGCTCTCCGCTCAAGGAAAGGCCCAACGCCTGATTTGATCTGCCCATGCTCTTCAGCCCAACCGATCGGACGCCATTTCAGAACGAGATCACACCACGCCTCGACCCATTCGTCAGACGCGGCCTGCTTGCGCCAGATATCGAGCAGATACATGTTCTCGTCTGGGTCGAGCCCGACGACCGCATGAACCGTGTAATCGCCGCCGTCGCTCGTGACCGCGTAATCCGACCCGCCATAAACCCGCATTTCAGCGAGCGGCGGGAGTGATTGAACCGGGACGATCCACTCGGATTTGAAATAGTCGCCCTCTTCTGGAGAAGGCTCTTGCTGGTAGAGCGCGGACCACACGCGGGCATCGCGCTTGGCGTCGCCGCGCATGTCGTCATTGAACCATTCCGGCCACAGCGGCTCGCCAAGCGATCGCCCGAGCGGGTCATCATTGGCCGTCGCTTCCATCGGCAATTTGACGATGCGCCAACGGTCCGCTTCTTCCTCCAGAATGCGGCCGGCGAGGTCGTCGAAGTGCCAACGGGTCTGAATCAGGATAACGCTGGCGCCCGGCTTCAACCGCGTCTGAAGATCGAACCGCCACCAATCCCACTGCTTGTCGCGGATTGTCTGGCTGTCTGCGTCCTCACGGGAACGTATCGGATCATCGATGATCGCTAGATCGGCGCGGCGGCCCGTCACAGAGCCGCCAACGCCGGCAGAGAAGTATTCGCCCCCCGCGCTTGTTTCCCAGCGACCAGCGGCGCTGTTATCGCCGGCGATGCCTACACCAAGTAGCTCAGAGTTCTGCCCGACTAGATTACGGACGCGCCGGCCCCATTTCTCAGCTAGCTCTTGCGTGTGCGACGCGGCGATAATCGAGGC